TGTTCTTACAGAAGCTTATAGCTTTTTAAAAGGACCCGACAATCTATACAACCTCTACAAAGGGAAGTATAATGAAGAATTACAAAATTTTGCCCTACAACAAATGGGTAGAAGAAGACGTGCGGAGTATGATGATGGTGTTATGAGAATTAAAATACCATCGCCCTCTCCGAACAATTAACTTTTAAGGAGGCCATTATGGCAATAACAACAAACGCAATATGCAATTCTTTCAAAAAAGAATTGTTAGAAGGAGCTCATAAATTTCAAGCAGCTCCAAACGGAAGCACATATAAATTAGCGATGTACACAAACTCAGCTAGTTTAGGAAAATCTACTGTAGGATATGCTACAGGAAATGAAGTAAGTTCTCCATCTGGTTATTCAGCTGGTGGAAAAGCTCTTGTAAACGTAGGGACATCATTAGCAACAAACACAGCAATTACTGATTTTGCTGATTTATCTTTTGTTGGAGTGACTCTTACAGCAAGAGGTGCTTTAATTTACAATACAACAACGAGTGGTGGTTCAAACACTACTGACGCTGTAGCTGTATTAGATTTTGGCGGAGACAAAACTGCAACTTCAGGAACATTTACAATTCAGTTCCCTGCATTTACTACATCTGCTGCGATTTTAAGAATAGCTTAATAAAGGAGTCCCGGTGCTATGGCAGAGTATACTTATACAGTTACCGTAGCATCGGGAGATTTATATGGGGGCGGAACAGGTAGTGTCTACTTCCTTGATGGTTCAAGAAATTCAACTGGACCCGGCACCGTACAATGGGTTGAAGATGGTACATTAAGATTTGATCAAAGTGATGCTTCAAACAATAATCACCCATTAATTTTTTCTACAAACACAAGCACCTCTGGAATAATTTCTTCTGGAGTAACATATTATTTAGATGGTTCAAGCAATCAAGCAAACTATACCAATACCACAACCTTTAACGCAGCCACAACTCGTTACATTGAAATAACACCTTCATCACAAACTGATTTTTATTATTTATGTTATGTTCATGGAATTGGTATGGGAGGTATTTTTGATATTACCCAATCAACATGGGGAGCATTTACTTGGGGACAAGGTAACTATGGAGCACAAAATACTCAAAGTGTTTCTGTTACTGGTATAGCTTCTGCCTTAGCTTTAGGAACTCAAACCATGGAGGCAAATACAATTGAATCTCCAACAGGTATTGCAGCATTACTTTCAGTCGGTGATACATCAATTGACCTTCTTAACAATGGTTGGGGTGCAAACACTTGGGGCTTCAGTGAGTGGGGACAAATTGGAAATCTTGTTACAGGACAAGCGTTAACTACATCAGTTGGTTCTGAAACTATAGTAATTGATGTTGCGGTTTCTACAACTGGTCAATCATTATCTACTGCAATAGGTAATGAAGTAATAGTAGTTGATCAAACAATAGCAGCCACTGGTCAATCTTTAACTAGTGCGATTGGTATATTAGATCCTGTTCCAATTATCGTTGGATCAGCAATGACAAGTTCAATCGGTAATGTTACCGCTGTTGGTGTTATAGAAGTTGGTTGGGGTGGTGATGCCTGGGGACTTAACCAATGGGGAGAACTTAATGCTCCTACAGAAGCAGTCACAACTGCTGGATTATTACAAACTACTGCAGCAGCTGTTGCTTCAATCACGGCAAATGCAGATATACCTGTAACTGGAATTGCATTAACTACTTCAGTAGGTAATGACACTTCAGGAACATCACATATCCAAGCTGTAACTACAGCTGGTTTATTACAAATGTCTTCTGAGTCTAGTGTGATTGACATTGGTGTACCTGTAACAGGCATTAGTTCATCTATGTCAGCGGGTCAAACTACAATCGATCCTACTTTCTTAATAGGAGAAGGTTGGGGTAGAGATACTTGGGGTAACTTAGGTTGGGGTGTAAATTTCTCAGCTCAGAATACTGCAGGTTTAGCCCTAACATCATCTATAGGTAATGATGCAACAGTAGCTAACGCAAACGTTGCAGTAACAGGACAAGCACTTACATCAAGTTTTGGAACTTTCTCAGTTAAGGTTGATCAAGATATTTCAATAACAGTAAGTGAACATACATTAACAACAGCTATAACTGCAGTTGCTTTAGATCAAGATACTACAGAAGTTATGACAGGTCTGTCTATGACTTTATCTTTAGGTAATGAAGAAGCTGGATTATTCTTAGATGTACCAGTAACTGGATCAGTCTTAACCTCAGCTATAGGAAGTTCAGCATTAGTTCAAACAACAATTGAAGCTGTAACTGGCCAAGCCTTAGCTTCTAGTATTGGTACTATTGTGGAGGTTCCTGAGGTAATAGTTGGTGTTTCAGGTGTTGCAATGAGCATGTCATTAGGGTCAGAGGGCACAGTATCTAATGCAAATGCCTTTGTTACAGGGCAGTCCTTGACAAGCTCTATAGGCACCCTTAATATAACTCCATGGCAAGAGGTTGACCTTGGTGTCAATAATACTTGGACTACAGTTGATTTGGCTGCTTAATAAATGTATAATATAGACAATTAGGAGAATTTTATATGTCAAGTTATTCAAGTGATCTTAAAATAGAATTGATGGTGACTGGCCAAAATGCCGGTACTTGGGGTGACAAAACAAACACGAATTTAAATTTAGTTCAACAAGCGATTGCTGGTTATCAAGCTATTGATGTAGCATCATCTGATGTAGCACTTGTCATGAGTGATGGTGCAATTTCAAATGCAAGAAATGCTACACTAAAACTTACAGGAACTTTAGCTGCAAATAGAACAGTAACTATTCCAAATAGTATTGAAAAAGTTTACAATGTTGTAGATGGAACTGATCATGCAGGGTATACATTAACTTTTAAAACAGTAGGTGGAACAGGAGTTTTACTTTGTGAAGGAAATTGTTATGTATTGTATTCAGATGGAACTAACGTTGAAAAAGCTGTTGAATACAGAAAATGGAGAACAATCACTGCATCAGAAACTATTCAAGCTGGTGCAAAACTTTTTGTAGATACAAATGGTGGTGCTGTAACAGCAACACTACCTGCATCACCAGCAGTTGGTGATGAGGTTCACTTTATAGATTCAAGATTTACATTCGACTCTAATGCGTTGACTGTAGGAAGAAATAGTTCTAAAATTGCCAATGCGTCTTCAGACTTAGTTGTAAACACTGAAGGTGCTGGATTTGGATTAGTATATTCTGGTTCAAACGTTGGCTGGACTTACATGGAGAAATAATATGTCAAATTATGAAGCAACTAGATATGATTTTTCAGGAGCAAACCTTACAGGTATAGAGGGTATACCTACGGCTACTATTGTGCCGTGGTCTTCTTCATCAGTACCAACAGGTTTCTTAGAGTGTGATGGTGCAGCAGTTTCAAGATCAACTTACTCTGCATTGTTTGCTATCGTAGGTACAACTTATGGAGCTGGAGATGGAGCATCAACTTTTAACGTTCCTAATCTTGCTGATAACGTAGCTGTTGGTAAATCAAATAACAAAGCTTTAGCATCTACAGGTGGTGCAAACACAGTACAATCAACAGGAAACGTTGGAGGTTCGACTGCCAATGCAACCTTATCAGAAGCACAACTTGCTTCTCACGCACATAGTAGAGCTATGGGACAATTCACAGCCGGTAACATTTCTGGTCCTGGTGGTAGTCCACTCGCATATAATACACAAAACACAGGTAACACAGGTTCTGGAGATGGTCACTCGCACAACATGAGTGCAACATTTACTGGAGATTCAACTTCTGTATTGCAACCTTATTTGGCTGTGATATATATAATTAAAACTTAGGAGATAAAATGGCAACAAGTGCAAAATGGACAATAGTGATGGATGACAAAAAAATTATTTGTCATGATGTTGTTAATTCAGAAGGATTTCCTACAGCATATAAAATTCTAGACGATGATGCTTTTTGGAATCAAGAAAAGTTTTCAAACATTTGGGCTATTCAATATGGAACATTCGCTCCTAGCGATACTGTCGAGCATAGAGATGATACTCCACATTGTACATGGGAAGAAGCTGATCTAGGTGATATTAGTCAATTTACTGATAAATTTGATGTAGCTCATTTAGCTCAACTACAAGCTGATTGGGATGCAGATGTCCTAACTAGTATTGATGAAAATGATAATGAAATTGTTGAAAGCGAAGCTGATCAAATAGCTAGAAAAGGTGAAAGACCTACTTCTTATTCTTCATCATAATCTCTTTGAAAGAGGGTTTTAACATAATAATTAAAGACAATTTTTTAGAAGAAGAGTTGTTTCAAAAATTGCATAGTAAAATTAATTACCTTCCATATCAAGCCACATATGACCTGTTGTATGATCCATCTAATCTTAGCAAACCTAAACATCCTTGGTTTTCTCATCCAGTTGAAGAGTATATTAAAGAAATTATTAAAAACAAATGTGAGGAGATGTGGGGAAAAAAATTTAAAGCGGGTTTATGTTCTTATACTATGTTAGCCAGTGTTGAACCTTTACCTCATTGTGATTTAACAGAAAAAACGGATCATCAAATAATTATATACATAAAAGGTAATATTAATTTAAATAAGGGAACAGGATTTTATTTAAATAACACACTAAATACACACGTAGGTTTTAATGAAAACCGAGCTATCTCATGGGAATCTAATGCTATACACACACCTTTAAATTGGGCTTCTGATGATAAATCAAAAAGATTTTCTATTATATGTCAATTAAAAGAGATTAATTAAGTGTATCCTCTAACTCTTTTTCTATTACCATAAAATCCAACTGATGCAATAATTCTAGGATTCATACCTAGGACCTTATGTTTTTTTCCTTTAGGAATAAAAATCATATCACCCTTCTCTATACAATAATCTTTATTTTCAATATCAAAGACACGATAAATTGTGGTACCTTTTAAACCTATTATAAAAACATCTTCTATATCAACATGAGTATTACCAACCTGTGATACAAAACTAAAAAACAAATCTACTTCATCTCTCGAATCTCTTTCATATCTGAAAAGCTTACTTAAAAAATCAAAGAATGTTTTGAATTCTTGTAAAGTATTACTTACTCTGTGTACTTGAA